ATATCTAAAATATATCCCGCAGAAGTTGTTCCTATCCCAACATTGCCTGACGTGTTAATTGTCATGGCTGTTGTTGTGCCATTTGTTTGAAATGTCAAAGAAGATGCGCTGTTGTGGGTTGGAGCGGTTAATGTAGTAATAGTTGCGTTACCACTAGCAATAGAAACATTGGCAAGCGTCAAATTATTGACAGTGGTAATTGTGTTGCCAAGCTGAACCGCCGTGTTGCCAATTGTAATGGCGGTGGCAAAATTATTGTCTAATTGAGACAACGGAATGCTTGATGTGGCATTACCAAAAGTGTACGGGACGGCCATTAGAACCTCGCTCTGAGTTCGTATTCCATTTCAAACGTATTATAGGTGAACGCTGCGCTATTGGAAGTCAGCGTTAACCCCAGATATTTACCATATTGTTGTGCGTCAGACTTGTACAACTGATAGCCAGAACCACCATACCAGCCAATCGCGGTGCTAGAGTTGTTCTTCCAACCAATTGTAGTGCCAGAATTATTGTACCAAGTTACCACATTTGTCAGAGAATATGTAGGGCTTACGTTGGACTGGCTGTCCACGGTCACATTCAAAACCAAACCGTTGGTCAAGGTGGCTTCAATGCCCATTTTCAGGGCTTGTTTGTCCCTGATAACATCTGTTAACGGCCACAAAGCTGTTTGCACGTTAGAGTTAATAGCAGCAGTTGAACTGCTGTATAATTTGACCAGATTGGTGCCGCCGGTGCCGTACATGCTGATACCGTTCACCAAAGGTGCGGATGTGATGTGCGTCAACGTGCCTTGGCTTGTCAAAAACCACTTCTTATCAAAGAAAACAGCCTGCAAAGGCCGCGCACCTTGCACCGGATCATTATAAGTAAAATTGAATGCAGCGCACAAAATGTTGTTTAACAACACCTGACCGCCAGAAACGGGCTGTGTAAAGTCAATTAACGGGAAAATACCGTCAAGAGGGTCTGATAATTTGGTCGTGGTAGCACCGACAAGGGCGTACACACCATAGTCGTTCATGAACAATAATGACCGGAAATACGGGAAAATTGCTTCAATGCGACGTGATCCAACAGATGCCGACACGTTGGTGTTGGTAAAAGTAGTCAGACCAGTCGTTCCAACGCGCACGTCCGAGAACACGTTAATCGAGTCGTCACCGAACACATACAAGAAGTTGTTAGCCGAAATCAGTGCCGTAATCTTGCTGTGCAGCGTGTCGTCTTGCAGATTCAAGTTACCGGCAGAGACCGTTACAAAGTCATTGTAGGAACCAGCCGCCGAGTAAAATACGGTACGCCCCTGTGCAATCCACACACGGCCTTGAAACGAGGCAATGTCCACGCTGTTGTCAGATGTGACAACGCCTGTAGCTGCCGCGTTGTTACCAGATCCACCAGAAAAGGTAATTGTAGGAGCTGATGTGTAACCTGCTCCTGGATTAGTCACAACAATCTGCGTCACAACGCCGCCGTTAACGATGGCATTTGCCGTTGCATTTGTACCACCGCCAGGAGCTGCTGTAATGTTAACTGTTGGAGCCGACGTATAACCCGTACCACCGTTGCTTATAACGATTCCTATTGCGCCCGTGTTAAACGTCAAGAAACCTGCAACCGCCGTAGCATTATTGCCGCCACCACCGCTAATTGTAACGGTTGGTGTAGCCGTGTAGCCACTGCCAGGGTTGGTAATCGTAATGGCAGACACCAAACCAGATCCAAGCACAGCCGTTGCAGCAGCATTTGAGCCACCACCGCCCGTAATTGTAATGCTCGGCGCAGATGTATATCCAGATCCGGGGTTCGTTATCGTAATTGCAACGACGTTACCGCCAGAAATGGTCGGTGAACCCTGTGCTTGTACACCAAATTGGCTTGCAGGAGGCGCAATTGTAACCGTTGGAAGGGACGTATAACCCGATCCAATGTTGGTTACTTGAGCACTAATAATGGTGCCAGATGCGTTAGAAATAGAGGCCACAGCCGTTGCTTGCACACCATTTGTCTGATTCGGTGCGCTAATTGTGACAGTCGGCACTGTCGTATAGCCAGATCCGGCATTTGTAATGCCAATCGTGCTAATACAACCAACGGTAATTAAATCCGTTCCATTCCAAGTAGAATAACCTTTGGACGGATCGCTTATGATGATTCGGTCGTTCTTCCACTGCCTGACGCGCACGCCAGATCCAGAAAATGTGCCGGCAGCAGCCAAATTTCCTTTAGTGCCGGACGTAATGTTGTAATACTGGGCAGAACCGTCCGAATCAAACGCAAAGATGTAATCTGTGTTGTTAATGTTCCAACTGGTCAGCGTCGAAACCGCGCTGTTCCACGCCACGTTAGTACCACTAATAGTGACGTTGGCTACTTGAGGCACAACCTTTAGATTTCCAAAGCCAATTGGCTGGACGTTTTCAATCCAGCTAAACTCCTCATCGGCGATAGCAGTGCGGTTGGCTTTCGTGTTAAGTGCCTTGAAAGCCTTAACCACCTGATATTGTTTGCGTTGCTCAGGTGATTTTTCTGCCATTAGTATGGCCTCGAATAAGGATCAGGCATACGTCTGGTAAACGTAGTGGACTCAAGATTGAGCATCTTGGCCTGATACTGGTTCTTGAACAGTTCGGCTTCGCCGTAAGATTGTTCTTTAAACTTGGCAACGTGAGCCGCGTAATACGGCACAGGATCTTGCCACGGAGCCGGAATGTTTTGTTCTACATCCGACAAGTTGACCAAGTTTGTTGGTTCAACAATTGTGTCAATTTCCATTGAATAATTTTGATCTGGCACAGGCGACAAATAAAATGATTGTGCGCCATACATGCTGTAAGCTATTGGACGGCCTACATAATTCTGCCAGAACCGTAATTCTGCGTTAAACTGCGTCCAAGGCAGATAGCGTAATGGTATACGCGTGTTGCCCCAATACAGATTGATATTGATAATATCCATCGTCAGGTTGCCTTGTGGCATACCCGCCAAGAAAGCCTGAGCAGCACCACCAGATCCGTTACCGTCTGAACTGGTAATCGTCACAGTCGGCGCGGTCGTATAACCTAAGCCTGGGTTCACAAGATTGATGCCGGAAATAGCACCCGCCGTGTTAGAACCATACGTTCCAGTTTGGCTAATCGTGGCAGTCGCAGTTGCGTTATTGCCCGTCGGAGAAGCCGTCAAACTAATGTTGGGAGCAGCCGTGTAACCGGAGCCGGCGTTAGTGACCAGAATGCCGGACACATAACCTGCCGTGTTGTCAAACGTGTACAACTCTTGGTTCTGCACAGCAACAGTGTTTTGAATAATACGGTTAACGCCCGTATCGCGGATCAAGCGATTGCGAGCGTTATTAATGTCATCCGTGAGTTCGGAATCGGACCAGAAATTCGCGTTAGCGTCGTGCAGAAGCCTGCGCGTCAATGTGATGTAAGTTTGCAGAGTTGTAGCCATAATACACCGACATCACTTTAGTCCTTTCCCCTTCCCCGCCGCGACGCAGGGAAGGGTACTCGTTCTACCACTGGGGACGTATTGTGGTAGGTCTGAGGCTGGGTATCAGAGATTACGAACTTATCGAGACGCTCCAGAGCTTTAGGAACGTCAGTCGCAAACTTTGTCCAGCCAAGCCTAACCAGGACGGGCATCTTGTCTTCGACGCCATATCCAAAGATAATTCGGGCAACATCCTCAGGCACCTCTAAAGTTTTACCGGGAGGAAAGGAGTAAGCCTTCCCGTCCCAGTTACTAACAAAAAAGTCTTCGCCTGTGTTTGTTACCCAGACCATTAGAATACTACAACATCGCCGTAGACAGAGATAAACACTGCTGCGTTTGCTACGCTGGTGTTGACGTTAACGAACAAGGCATTAGCCGTGTACGAAGTCGTCGCTGCGTTAGCGGCCAAGGTCAAATCCTGATACGTCAAGTTTGAAGTGACGTTCGTGATTGTCTGGGCGTTAGCAACAAGGTTACCGCCGTCGTTGGTTGTACCAATCGAAATGTTAGCCGTTGCAGCGTTAGGAGCTGCACCACCTGCAATGTTCGAACAGTTAGCAACCGTAATACGACGAATGACGTATTGCGTGGTGCCGCCCGTCCCACCCTTGAGGATGGGAAGAGCGACCACAGCATTACCTGTAGCAGTCAATGAAATCGGACCTGCGTTGGTAATCCGGAAATTACCAAAGCTGTCTTGTGTATTTTGACCTACTGAATCAGGATTAGCCATTGGTTAGTACCCCTTTAGGAAGCGTTATACTGACCAGTAGCGTTCTGACCACCATCAACCGTGTACAACGTGACCGTCTGCGAACCAGTGGTTGCGTTTGCACGGACGTTCCAACCGTCCGAGAAAAGCGTGCCACCAACGTTTGCAGCGATAAGCGTCGTCCAAGCGTTTACGTTTGACGCACCGGTGTTGATCTCAATCGTGACGTTACCCGTCGGAGGAAGGAGATAAAGACCAGCTGGCACAAACTGAGCAGAGGAAACGCCGGCGTTCATAGCCGTTGCGTTACCAATACCTACGTTTGAAACCGCAACCGTTTGGAAATAAGCAGCAGCCTGGTTTGTTAGTACGTTACTAACAAGGATTTTCTGAAGACCTAAAGACATTTGCTATCTCCTTACAGCGTGAGCGAGTTGTAGCCCGTCACCTTGGTCATTGCCTTAGGCTTGGTGTTCACCAACTCAGCGATGGTGAGAACCGCACCGACATAACCAATCTGCCAGTTAGGAAGGGTAGACTCGAAGCCCGTGAACACGAACTGGCCCTGCTCATGGATGTAGAGCGAGAGGTAGTTGGTGTTGAGGAGATAGAGCGTGCCTTCTGGGCAGTAAGGATCTGGGTAAATAGGAACGCCAGCAACCATGAGAGCGCGGAACGCAGCCTGTGGGCCGTTTGCATCGCCGTCGAAGCCGGAGCCTGGGGTGATGACATATTGTTCCTGACCAACATAGTCCTGAGCAAGAAGCGTCCAGGTACCAAAGCCACAGACGCCGAAGGTTGGTACTTCCGCACCCTTCTTCACTGTGCCAGAGATATACTGAAGAACGTTCTGACGGGTTGGGTTAACCGAACCGGCTGCATAAACCTTCGACTGCCACCATGAGTAGGTCGAGCGGTTGATGTTGCCGTAGGTACCAGCACCAGAGGTCGTGCCATCGTCAACAGCCGCTGGGAGACCAATGAACTGCTGAGTGTTCGACGTGTTGTTGTAAAGCGAATAGGACATAGCGTCCATCATCACGTTAGTCGCGTCGTTCATACGCGCTTCGATCAATGGAATGATCGCATGATCTTGCTGTACAACGCCTTCCATTCCGAGGAACGGAACTGGCGTAATCATGAGCTTCAGATCGAACTCAGCGTTAAACGCACCCTGCTGAACGGCAGGCTGGTTGAACGAGCCGGAATAATCCGACCACTGAGCGTTCACGAACTGAGCGCCTTGAACGGGAACTGTAACGGACGATACACCGCCCGTGGCAGTCTGAGAATTGGCAATCAGCGCAGCCATAAGCGGGGTG